TCGCTCAATAGCTTTCTGGTCTTTACCACTTACAGCCATTAAATCAATCCATTCTGTGCCTTTCTTAGGAGTATTTTTATCTCTCTGTTTAGGCATATGAGATAGAGCTTGCCTAATATACTCTGCAGTTTTCATGTCTTTTAGTTCAAGCTTCTTTGATTTAATATCTTTAATAATGTTTTCAGATAAAAGTTTAGGCTGGTCTACAGTCTTCTCTCTTACTTGATTCATTTTTTCAACTAAATTATCATACGTCTTATACCATCTATCTTTTATCTCTCTTGGGATCGCATCTGATCCATGAATCTCTCTTTTGTATTCTAATACCCCTACTTTATCTGCACCTACAGATCTTTGCTTACCTGTAAATGGAGACATTAACATAGTATAATACATATTTAATACAGGCTCTGGGCTTATGTTTTTATTTGATTTATATAAATCGTTTGTAATAGCCTCGACATCAGCCTTAACAGCATTGTCAAATACTTGTTGCTGTATTGCTTTGTCTCTTTCATTTCTTAATTTGTTTTTAGCCTCATTGCTAAGCTTATATAATTGCTTAGTTAATTTCTTATACCCTTTATTTGACTTAGTTTTTATAAGATGTTTTTCCAAACCAATCATTTGTTTATTTAGCATCTCAACAGTAGAAAACTGTCCAAGAGTTTTTCCAAAAATATCTAATCCATAGCTTCTATCAGCACCACCTAATGTTGTATTTACAGTTGACTGTAATTGTATGTCTAAATCTTTTAATAAAAATTTTGTTTGATTTTCTAAGGCTTTATGTAGCTCTGGTGCAATCTTTACAATCTTAGTATTTACTTTACCATCTATACCTATTGGGTTTTGTGCATTAATATATGTTTCAAGAAACTTTCTATATTCTTGTACTTTTCTACCACCATAGCCATTTTGCCCAGTTATGCCAAGATTTTTATTCATATCCAATACTGCTTCGACAGCATAGCTTTTGTTTTTACCAGCTAGTGTCTCAACTGAAGTACCTAATATTTGATCTTCTAGATCCTGAAGCTGTGGCTTAGAAGGTTTTTTTGATGACTTATATAAGCGATAATCTTGAATGTCCTTACCTTGCTTAACAAGATCAGCTAAAGTTTGATAAACAGGTTTGCCTTTTTCATACTTTATATTCATTACAACATCACCATGCTTAGCTAAACTTATTTTTTCTTTTCTTGCAGGGTGTGTTATTAATGGATTGTCCCAACCTAAAACAACTCTTTCAGTATCACGTTTATTTAAAGGGTTAGTACCTTTACCTACAGGTTCTACTAAATGTTTATGCACTATCCATCTAAAAGTTTTGCCTTTTCTATATCCATCAAACCCAAGTAAGCCTTGGGTTTTCCATTCTTTTAATATTTGACTATCAATACTTCTAAAGCCATTATTATTTTTAACAGCTTGAGGAGCACGTGCAATGTCTTTTAGTTTACTTGATTCAATCAAAGTTTTAAAAAGACCTGAGTCTTCTAATGGAAGACTTTCTCCTGTACTTTTATCTATCCTGTGCACTTTAAATAAGGTATTAAAGAACATATCTCTAGCACTAGAATAAGGCTTAACAGTAGGATCAGAACTAGCATCTGCTGATTTGTTTACAAATTTAGCTTTAAGATCTCGAAATTCTTGTATCTTATCTTTATTAACTTCTATTTCTAATACATATTCATTAGACATAGGAGACATTCTAGGTATATCTACAGTTAATTTTCCCCCATTGTATCTTACGTGATCTGCTATTCCTTGTAAATACATAGCACTAGATAGACCACTAGCTAACCCATCTTGCCCAGAAGATGCTCTTTTTGCAACCATAAGTCTAGAATTAGGATCAAACATTATCATTTTAGATTCAATGTCATCTAGTAATGTTGGTTTAAATTTTTTACCCTTACTATCTTTAATAATTTTTTGAGACATATTGTATACGTCTTTTGCATTAAGGCTTGTGTCAATAAATTGATCTTCTAATCTTTGATTATACTCTTTATCATTAAGCTGTTTGCTCTTGCCATCTTTTTCTTTTTTAATAATGCTTTTTAATTTCTTGGGAGCACTCTGAAATATTTTAATATAATCTGAATCTTTATCAGCACCACCTAAATAATAATCATCTTTAGAGTGAGTGATTGCTCCAGAGCCATTCTCATTAGTAAAGCCTCCAAGCCTAAGAACTCTAGTGCCACTAGGAGAGTCAGATGGCACACGTATAACAACGAGGTCAAGGGCGTTATCAACCATCTCTGGAGTAATCCCTTCTGGCAGGGATTTTTTCCCAGTATGAAACTCCCAAAGCTTGCCAAGAGTGAGTCCTTCGTTGATATTGTCCAAAGCAGTTGGTTCCATTTTAGGGTTTTCCAATTTAGCAGGCGTGTTCTTATGGTTGTTGTCAAGATATACATGTCCTTCTTTTATTACACCACCATCTAATTTTCTAATTTGATCTGGAGTAACTGGTTTAAGCCAAGCCTGTCCACCTTCTTTAATAAAAGGATTAGCGTATCGTGAAATAATAAATCTTTTTAAAAATCTTAAATGGTCATCTTTAAAAATGGTTAGTCTAGAATTGTATTTATTAATATTGGCTTGTGCAATATTGTCTGTAACTGAATTAAAATCAGTATACATAGATGCATTGTCACCTTTAAAAGTATCTATGTCTAAATCCAATCTTTGTATCTTATCAAATAAGAAAGAACCAATTTTAGAATGGCTGTCTTTCCCTACTAAGTGTTTCATTAAAAAATCAAAGGGAAGCTCTCTTATATCAAGTTTACCAGTTTCAAATTTATTCTGAAGCTCTTGAGTAAATATTTCATTAGACTTGCCTTTAAGCTCTGATGCTTTTTTATCAGCCCATTCAGCAAAAACTTTTCCTTCTAAACTTCCTTTTCTTGACTGAGAAGTCCAGTCCATAAAAGCTTCTTGAAAGCCTTTATGATCATAATCAAACTGATTCCATAACTGTATAGGAGTATCTGCACCAGAAATAGATTTCTTATTATTAACAAACGTACCTGTACTTATCTGAATATTTTTAATAGGAGTATTATATATAAAAGCTTCTTGAGTAGGCCCAAATAAATTAGCCTGATCAGATGTTTCATTTTTTAAAGAATACTCTCCAGTTTTAGCATCGTACTCTAATGGAGTATATTTATGATTACCTTTTATTTTAAATGCACTACCCAATACGATAGCATCTACTCCAATCCTATTCATAAATTTCTGTAATGCATCTGTTGCTCTAAGTCCACTCGACTTAGTTGCAAAAGTACCTACCTCACCTTTACCTATATGAACAGGTTTAAACATAGATGCATTTGGCAACCCTATGCTAGGTATTGCTCTATCTGTAAATCTTTGACTGTATACAACTCCACCATCACTTAAACTTCTATTGTCAGCCCACTTATCTAATTTCATATGTGGCAAAAGATCTTTTATGTCATCAATATATATAGTTTTAAGATTTCCATCTGGCGTTATATCTACAAATGATTGAGGATCAAGCGATGCCATTTTATTGCCTAACAACTGCATACGTTTATTAAAGTCTGCTACATTAGTCATATATCTGCCATCAAATAACTTATGCAATCTTTTAACTCCAGATCCTTCTGGTAGTAAATTGTTTATCTTTGCATGATGAAGTATGTTGCTTACGTATATTTGTTCGTACATATCTTTTGTAAAAGATTTTTTGGATAGAGTTTGATCTACTAGTCTTGTAGCAAGATCTACTTTAACATCTTGTCCATAATTATAAGCTTTTTCCATTTGAGACCTAACCATCTGTGGCGTTAGGCCTTCGTATCCCATCTTAGACATAGAATCCCAAAGCATTTCTTTGGTGATTTCTACTCCATCTACTTTAGTTTTTAATGGAGCTATAAGTAATTGTTTCTTTGACTTTACTCCACCATATACATACTTGCCTTCACCAAATAAAGCCCTGTGCAACCCTTCTTGCATTTCAGGCTTAAGACTATAATTTAATTTTCCATTACTGTAATCTGGGCTTTGATCTAATATTCTAACTGCATTGCCTTTCTTATCAACAAAGTGTGTCATCGTTTCAAACTTTTCACCAGTCAATTGCTCAATAGGGAGCTTGTTATGCCTTTCTCCTATTTGAATTCCATTGTTACCAATTTTATGTGCACCTCTACCTAAGGTAACATCTGCAGGGTTCTGCCCTTGAGTAAAATAAACTGATTCTACCATAGGAGAAGCTTCTGATATAAACCACTTTCGTAAATCTTGACTTTCTTGTTCTTTTAACTTTCTATCTAATGTTTTTTCTACCTTAGAAATAAACTGTTCTGTATTAACTTGGTTGTTTTTAATAGACGAATCTTTATGTTCAATAATTCTTTTAGCTAAATGCCCTTCACTTGTAAATACATTTTTAACTGAAGGGAACATTTTCTTTGCTATCTTATTTACATTTATATCTGGGATCTCAACTGGATCATTGAAATCCATTGCCACATCTGGTCTAGTCTGCTTTGTTTTGGTAGGCTCATTAATACGAGATGCCATTGCATTTTTATATAAGTCTCCTGCTTTTTGGCCATACCATATTCTCATTTGAGATTCAGAAGCATTGTTCCCCAGTATTCTTTTGGCTTCAGCTTTAGCATTAATGTGAGGATAAAAGTGTTCTAGGTATCTTAACGCTTGACCAGTAGTTCCACCATAACCCATAGAATTAGGCTTACCATCAAGCATTTTACTGTCTTTAGGCACAGGATGATCAAATAGCAAATATTCTTTAGCCTCATTGCTAAGCTCTCTGTATCTAGGACTACGTGTAGGATCTAAGGTTTCTGGGATACCATCTCTTTCTGTTAGCAACCTTCTGCTTAATAGATACTTACCAGCTTCCACTTCTTTAACTGGTCTAGCATTGTAACCAAAGAATCCACCTAATAGGTATTCATAGATTTGCATCTCTGTAGGCTCGCCTCTAAGAGTAGCAGGAAGACCTGTTACAGCAGAACCTAGTCCCATACGCAACAATTTATTTGCGTGCTCTACTTGTTCAGGAGTTCCTTTATGGAATCTAGATAAGTTTGCAAAGTTACCAATACCACCAAAGGCTCCACCTGCTATAGCACCACCTATAAAAGAATCTATAATTACGTCTGGCCCTTTCCATATACTAGAAACTGCTGATGCACCTGCTAGACCAACAGCTTCGTCTGCAATAGCTCTAGTCTTAGCTCCACGTTTCATATAGTCTAAGGCATCTGCTCCAGATCTTTTCAAACCTCTTTGGAATAATTCTTGAGATTTCTTTTGAGCAATCATAGGTATAGACTTATGTCCAATAAAATCTATACCATTCATAACAGAACTAGTGATCTTACCTGCGAGAATATCTGTGCTTTTCTTACCAGTAAATGCACCTATTGCTTTAGCCATACCTACTATAGGAACCTTCATTATACTAGGAGCAAAACCTGCAAGGTGTCCTAACTGTCTAAAGATAGCCTCACCTGTATTCCTAGGTTCTTTAGGCATCAAGTCTAGTGTGGTGAATCCTTCTATGAATCCAGCACTAGCTTGTTGCATAGCACGTGTTAAGCTAAAAGGACTTGTGCTCCTTTTAAAACTGATCTGATGTTGTTCAGCAAGCTGTTCCAGTTCATCCAACTGATCATCGTTGAACATATCTGGATTAGCCCTGTACTGGTTAACTAAGCTGTTAACCTTGTAGGCTTCGTATTGATTCATTTATTATAGTGTAGCTGGATCAATAGTATTTAGTAAACTCCTATCGTAGAATCTTACTCTGCCTTGATCTCCTATGTTGCTATAAGGTATTTGGTTAGGTCTCCAACGAGTTCTTGGAGCATACATTCTATTCATACCTTTATAAAACCCATCTACTGCATTGTCATATGCAGTAGCTACTCTGCCTCTGTTCATAGAAGTAATTCCTTTTGCACTTGCATTTCTATAAACACTTCCTGCTTCATCAAAAGCATTTCTAACTCTACCTACGCCTTCACCCATCTTTTCAAAGTTAGGCCTCCATTTTACAGACCTTGCTCTATCCATTACTTTGCCACCTACATTCCTAGCGTAGCCTGCTCCTTTAGCACCTGCTTGAAGCCCTGCTTTACCTACTGCTTTACCACCAGCCCACATTGCACCTCTTCCTGCCCATCCAGCTCCTAGCGTAGGAACAGCACCAAGTAACCCAAGTCTACCTGCCCATTTATCAGCATCTGTTTCACCAAATGTATCTTCACCTCTAGATTTAGGTCTCCATGAATTAGGAACCATGCCTAATGCCAAACTATCTACTGCATCAAAAGCTAGCTTCCTACCAAATTTGCTTTCCCTTGGAAAACGTATACCTAATCTTTTAGCTTCTCTTGCAATCTTTTCTGCTTGTTCGTCTGTAAACTGATCAGGATTACGTCTGTACTGCCTCATCAAGTCTTGGAACATTTCCATTCTACTTACCATTTTATTCTTCTCCGAAATAACCTTTCATTAACGATTGACCAGTCTGTTGCAAATAGTCCAACAGTCCTATGTCTCCTCTATTTTGAATTTTACCTACTAAACTTTCGTCCATTTTAGGCTCTATTAACTTTCCTTCTTTTCGTAAAGTAGCTTCAGCCATTTTAGCAGGAGTTTGATATTGATAAAACTCCCATCCATCTTTACCATGTACGTCTGGCTTAAACCAGAAAGATTCTTTTTCATTTGCAGGGCCATCGTGCAATAGATTAGCTTTTTCTGCAACTTGTTGCTGGGCTTTATTCTTTTGAACTTTAAAGTCAACAACTCCACGTATTAAATCCCTTTCATTTTGCATAGCTTGTTGCTGATCCTGAAAGTTCTTCTTAGTCATGTTTAATGCTTGATCTTGAAAGTATCTATTGTTTTCCATAGTCTGTCTTTGGATATCAATACGCTGTTTTTCATTCTCCATCATCTTAGCCTTATGCTTATTCTCATTATGCATACGAACTCCATCTAAGAAAGAACGTGCAGTATCTCTACCACTTTGTGAAATTAGATTTGCATAACTTGCGTTTTGCATTGCTGGTACATATAAACTCATATATTATCTCCAATTTAAATCGTTATTACCACCTACTGGCATACCTTGTGGCATTCCTCCACCAAACATATTTTGCATTCCACCCCATGCTGAACTAGCCATATTACTTAAGCCTTGAGTAGGGATACTTCCTGTCATTCCAAGAAGGCTAGATCCAGCACCCATAATAGCTTGATTGGTAGCATTTTTATGTGCCCATGAATTCTGAGCATTAGCACTATCTTGATTAAACTGTGATGTCTTTAGATATTGATTGTACTGGTTCTGATTCTGTGCATTGAACTGATCATTATTCAACTGCCTAGCATCTATCTGACTTCCTAATCCACCTGCTTGAGCATACATATTTCCTTGTTGCCCATATGCATTCATTCCCAATTGACCAAATTGTCCTGCTTGATTTACACTATTCTGCCTTATTTGATTTGTGGCATTTAATAAGCTTTCAGCACCTTGGTTTCTACGAACATGCCCTAATAAATTAGATAAGTTTTTAGGGCCACCAGTTCCCATAACTGCTTCCCTAATGTTATTCATTTGAGTAGTATTGGCATCAGCTACCTGTGTCCCTGCCTGTGCTATTTGGCTTTGATTGTATGCACTATTAGGATCAATCATATCTTGATACTGCTGATTAAACGTATTACCCATTTCTCCTAAGTTTCCAGCAGTACTATTTAAATTATTAATAGATGCTAACATATTTGGATTTGCTGAATACTCTGGTGTAGCTAAGTTAAAACTAAAATCTTGATTTAAAGTCCTAGGCTTATTCTGGGCAGATCTTACAGCTCCGTAAGCTGATACCCCTGCTCCTATTAATGCTAATGGTACTGGCATATTATTTCTCCTTAAAATTCATTGCTGTTGCAACCCACCCTTCTTGGGCACGCCCTTGTATTTCATAAGATCCATCACCTAATCGTATGAGTCTTATGTCTCCTTCTTTACCTGTATAAGATTTATCTTCTACAGTTACCTCGCTACTATTGACTGACTCAATCAAAGAATTGAGGTCATCATAAATTTGTTTTAAAGCCCTGCTTAATTGAGGATCCTGTACTGCAGGAGGCTTCTTTTTAGATATTGACATCTGTAACTCCTATTGGTCTATAGACAACGCCTATTGAATCCACTTCTTTATCTTGTTCAATAAGTTTAATTCGTAACTTTTTTCCTACACGATTCTCAATTGTCTTAGATGTTCCATTATCATCTACTGTAATTTTTTTGTTTAACAACGTGATCTTCTTTCCACCACCTAGCTTATCTGTAAGCTTGTATGTATCACTAGCACCTTCATTGGATCGAATAAAGCCATCTATGTATATATCAAACTTTGTAGAAGCAAGATTAGGATTTCCTCCTATATAGATTTCTATAAAACTTTTATTTAATGTATCGTATCCACCAGTTATTTCTTTGCTATTCCAGTCCCATGTTCTAATGTTAGTACCTCCCATAAATTGCCATAATTTGGATCCATCGCTATAAAGGACATTACCATCTCTATCAGCCAAAGTAGCTAGTGGCTTATTGCTTCCATTGTAGACTGCACCATTAATCATTCTCCATTTATCCCATCTCCCCTTCTTGAGAGAATACCCCCAAGCCCAGTAGCGATAATATTGACCTTGAAATATTTCTTCACCAATAACTATTACTGCGTTCCGTTTACCATCAAAGGCCATCTTCAAGTAACCTCTTGATACTAGCTTATGGTAGTATTCTTCTGATGAATAATCATCTTCATCTCCAGAAACAGCATCTGAGCCTTTTAATATTGCATCTCCAATACTTTCTGGTCTTTGACCAGTATGTCTATATATATTATTTCTATCTGCAAAGAACATTCCAAATTCTGTAACAACTACACAGTTACTATTGATACATCCTACGCCTTCGTATACATCTTCTACGTAAAAACCATTGGGTTCTATTCTGTATGTATTGTTCTCGTCAAATGCATATAGTCTTCCATTGAATCCAGCAATAGCTGTAGGAGTTGTAGGTAGAGCTAAGAAGTCCTCTACATAATTAAACTGATCGAAGTTTAAAACTTTAGACTTAAGGATGTAGTTACTAAGGTGTCCTAAGGTTACTTGTTTAATATTGGCAATAAAGTGACTGTTATTAAGACTCGTGCTTAGTGAATAACTAGGAGTAATATCAGTTAATACTTCTGACATACCAGTTCTTGCATCGTAACTAGCACCTACTTTATTCCTATCTATAAATACTTTTCTACGAAAGTCTGACCATGCACTACTTCCAGAGTCTATTAAACTCCAGCTTACATCTAGTTTAGATATCTCTACTAGCCTGAAAAATCCTGAAGGCTGAACATTGCTATTTCTATTTTCTGCATCAGCTCTGTATAGACATATATGAGAAACTCTTCTGTTGAGTAGCCCCAGGTTTCTTAGTTCAACTGTAACCTTATTTCCCTTACCATCTGTAGAAGTGACTTGTGATATAAACTCATCACTTAAAGGCCCTTCTTGGTATCCATCATACAGATAAGATATTTTATAAAATTGTGTAGAGTCATTCTTAAATCCAATTCTTGAATTTGCTGTATAGCTACCAGCACCATAATCAATATCAGTTTCTTCAAACGTCATGGTAACATTCGATTCCAATGCAGGTACTAACCCTGTACCAAGCATAGTAGAAGACTCCATCCATCTACCCCCTGCCTTTCCTTCAAAGGCACCTGCCTTATCTACGCTATCATAAGCACTAGCATAAGCTTTGCCTAGCTCTACAGTAGTTTCATTAGCATCAGCTATAGAGATAGAGTTTACTTTACTATTAGCAGTATCGTAATCAAATGTCCCTATATCTGCAACTGTTGTATTACCAGTCTCGTCATCATTACCATATGATATTAATCCCCTAACTGTACCATCACTTAATCTTTTAGTAGATATAGAAAATATTTTTTTCGTGTAATCATTCCAAGTTCCATCAGAGTCCATAAAGTTATCAGCAGAGCTACCAAAACCATTTAACTTCCATAGCTTGTCTACGTATGAGTTGTGATCTGCAGAAACACTTACAGCTATAATAGCATTATGAACAGGAATTGCTTGACTGTCTAGCGTTCCACTATTAGCAACTCTTAGCCTTGCTTTATTATTTTCTCCTCCAGAGATCCTTACTTGTACTGCCCACCCTACATGATTGGTTGTTCCAATATCACATAAAGCTATTCTAGGAACTTTATATCGTACTGTACACGAAGTCCAATTTCCACTTTCATCTCCTTCAGATTCACGAACCCATGTTCCTATGCTAGTTAATGAATGAGCATCTGATCTATCTGGCTGTCTATTGCCTACAGTAATAGAGGCTCCAGCTATAAAATTACTTTCTGATCTACTATACAGTCCATTTGAATCTGCAAAACCATCTGCATCAGATTGATCTATATAGTTAAACCATATGTGACCACCAGCTACTATTAAATCTGTCCAGTTAGATGGGTTAGAAGAACTAACAGTTAAGGTAAACTCTGCAACCATATCTGCTAAGTCTACTTTTTTAATAACTGATTTAGAACTCTCTTCATCCAATACCCATAAGTGACTCTTGTCACCAGATAAACATATGCTTTTTAATGAAGTAAATATTTCTTCAGACTTTCTAACTAGAGTGTGATTTGAAATATTAAACTTATAGATATAGCTTCCATTTAATTCTACCCCATATAAGTATCCATCTTTTTCTACAAACTTTACTAGGTCTACAAAAGCAGAAGGATTCACTAACTCTGAATCAGCTAGTTGTATCGTAGTTGGTGCAGTAGAAGCAAATTGATCGTTCTCTATAAAACCTGCCCATTTTGGCTTGTTTGCGTGTCCAGTACCTATATGTACCTCTTTGTTATTTACTACCATTGTAGGGCTATCTATGGACGTCTCAGCACCAGTAGAGAGATCAGCTGTACTAAGAGATCCATGAAGATCATCTATCTTTCTAAATTTATCAGTTGAGTCGTTATAATAGACTACATGATATGTACCATCGTTATTAATCTTAACCATAGAAGTAGCACGTACTCCATCAAGCTTTTCTAGATCTTCAGGTATTCCTTCTAGTCTACCATCAACATTTAATGGTTCTATGTTTACGCTATCTGGAGATGCATCTAATGGTATATCTGCCTCGTCAGGAGTTGAGATAATACCTGCATGAAAGTTTTTTATTTCTTGTATTCGTTTAGGCACTTATTAGTTTCCCACAAAATGAGGTAACACCTTTTATTATATCCAGTACTACCATGTTAAAATTGTTGTTACTAAAGATATCTACTACTGCAACATTATGACTCCAGTTTGTAGGTCTTCCTTTTAAGTATGATTTAGTCATATCAGTAAGGCACCCTAAAGAAAAAGCCATGTGTGCACCATCAATATGTTGTACCATAGATTTCTGACTATCGTGTGTGTGTCCATAAATAATATTACAGCCAAGTTGCAATGCATGAGTCCTAGTATGTGCAATTCCCATATAGTGCCCACCATGATAGGCGTGTAATTTGGAACCAAGTATCTTAAATATTTTTCCATATGGATACCATTTATAACCACGTTCATCTATTTTAAATGCTTTCCTCGAAGCCAAATCAGATAGGTACGGATTTTCAGTAACAAAATGATCAAACCATAGCTCGTGGTTTCCTTGAGCCATGATTTTCTTTTTACATTTAACTTGCTTAAGAACTTCATCTATCTGATCCAATCCTTCATTAACCTGTGCAATTTCTTTATATATTGCAGGTAACTGATACTCAACAGGAGGACGTTTCTTCTTTGCCCATTGCCAATGAGAAACTGATTCCCCATCAGCAAAGTCTCCTATGCATAAGAATGCTGTTGGCTTTACTTCCTTTATAACATTCAAAGCACATGCAAATGCCTTCTTATCGTGGTTTGGGAAATGTATGTCTGGAAAGACTACAACTGTGTCTTTTATTTTCACTAGTGACTCCAATCATCTAATTAATCGTCCAGTAATTCAAAGTGAACTAAATCATCGAAGCTATTATCCTTGGTGGTACGTTGTCCTTTGTAGAGGGAACTGGCATTCCAGTCTCCTCCCCAACGGATCTTCACACCCAGTTTACTTGCTACGCCAAGAACGAACCCCCCAAGATAATGAAAATCATCTCTAGCGTTCCAGTCTATTGGATATGGTGCAATATCAACTGCCTTTCCCATCACGTGCTTACCAAACTTAGTCTTGCTCTTTCCTTGCTCAACGAGTTCGTTCTGACGTTCTTGACTCCGTAGACCTTCGATAACCGTTATATCGAAATACTTTACAACTTCATTTAAGACATTGACTAATTTGGCATCTACGCCTCTTAGCCTGTCTCTACTTCTTTTCCCAAACTTAGGCATAATTCATCTTCCTTCCTAACACTTAAAGTAGCACTTTAACTAACACCTAATTTTTTAAAGAAGAATGCTTTAATCAATTTCCATAATGCCAGAAATATCTTTTCTTCTGTTTTTTCATTAAATAGTGGGATATCTACATCTTTATTAATTTCTTTTATTAACTCGTCTCTATTTTCATCAGAGAATAAATCCCCTGCCAAGCTTCCCATTAATCCTTTAATCATTTGTTTCTCCTTTGCCATCTTATCTTATTTCCTAAATAGACAATAGTCATTATTGCTACTATCAATTGTAATATCATATTTATCTCAGCTAGATGAATGCCATAATTGGCAAACGATACTGCTGATACTTTTAAGCTATCCATTAGTGCTTCCCATTGACTCTTGAAAGAGAGCCTTCTACACGACTGATTTGTGAATCCAGTTCATTAATACTTCTTGCCAATCCATCAAACTTTCTATCAAGTTTATCATCTGATTTATTCCATCTTTCTATAAGTTTAATAATCATGCCCTCCATGTTTTCTAAGGTTTCACTTTGTCCTTTATTCTCTACTTTCAAACTTTCTAATTGCTCCTGCTGGTTAGCTGATTTGTTTGACATGGAGATTACAAGGTATACAAACATAGCCCCCACTACGCCTATCATCCCTGCCTCTCCGTATATAGCCATAAAATCCACTATTTACCTCGTTTCTTTTTTCCCCAGCTAAGGGGGTTAATGTTGAACTCTTTCTCATAAAAGGCTACTTTCTCTGCCAGCTCTTGTCTTTCAGCCCTTTCTTCCACGATGTGTTTACTAAGTAAATCCCCAATCTGCTCATTAGCAACAATGATATTATCTTCAAGTGTTCTAATGCGTGTTTCAATTTGCCAGTATCCATATACTAAACATCCTATCAAGGCCATTATTTGGCCCATCCATTTTATATTTAATGACAATACGTAATTATCATCAATTACGCTCCCTCTATAACTTCTTGCTGTGTCAGGCTTTCCATTCACTTCACTCTCACATCTTCCCATGCACTATGAGCATAACACCAGTTATTGCTTTCATTTATTCCACCATGATACCAATGGACAGTAGAATCTGAGTCTAAGATTTCAATAAAAACTGTATTTACAGTATCGCTAGGCGTTAATTCGTACCCTCCAACTGACCAGCCACTAGTGCAACTAGCAATCAATACACTTGGTAGTGCTACTGTAAACAACTTCAAAATCCCCATTATCTAATTTCCTTATATACCATGACACAGCTAGAAGTCTTCATTCATTACTACCCTGCGATCTCAGCTTCCACTTCTGGGACTTCATGCCCAAGAGCTACGTTTAGCTTTTCCATACAGGCTTCTCTTCCTATGGAAAGTTGATCTAAGTTAAATCGTGAGTGAGCAAGCTTGTTGTCTAAATCCCCAACGTGGTTTACCAACACTTTTGCTTCATCATTCATGTCATCAAAGTTGTAATCAATGCCATCAATGGTTACGATCTTTTCTTTTTCTTTTTTAGATTTCGCCATTTTAGTCTCCTAACTTGTTTTATTGTTATGCTTCTACAGCTTTTTTAATCTTAGCCATTTCAGCTTCTTTCTCAGCTTTTTCAGCTTGCATCTTTGCAATGTTTGCATCCATTCGCTCTATATCCATTTCAAACTGCCTGTAAGACATTTCTACTTTTACTTTAGCAGGTGTGTATTCTTTTTCTACTACAGCATCTTTCCAAGCATCTGCATTAGGAGAAGCTTCACTAACTGCTTTCTTTGTGTATTTGTCAGCCATTATCTTTCCTTGTTATTTAATTAAACTATCTGACCATGCTTTCTTTACATCGTCAGTCCATAAAGCACTTGCTAATGCTTTAATTTCTTCTGTCTCAACAGACACATCTGCATCTGGTTGCAATACTCTTCTATTGTATTGATAAGACAATTCTTTACCATCTTCCATGATAGATACTTTTGTACGAATCTGTATACTTTTGTATTCACCTCTTACTTCGTATTCATCTTTTTCTATTTTTTCTAAAGCCATAATGATTCCTTTTTATTTAGGCTACTATGTAATGAACGTTAAAATGAAAGTTGCTATCACTTGCATAATTACTAGCAGATGTGTTTAATTGACTGTTATCCTCTCTTGATTCTCCAAAAAACAACATATTACTTGTACCACTTGATGAGTTCCCTAGCGTTAACTGAACACACCTATCACTTATACCAATATTTTCAAACCTTGGAACTGCTGTGATATATTTATCTGAAGCACCATTATAATTAAATGGAAGGGTTACTTGTAGAGTGCCTCCAGAACCAGCTTGGTTTGATACAACCCTCACCTGTACATAAACTTGATTTCCTATTTTTGTATAGTACCCTACTGCTGTAGATGCTGTGTAATTGGTAGTTCCATTACTTACTACAGGGGTATACGAACCTTCTTCGTAATCATCAAAAGCATTTGCACTTGAACTTGCATTTTGTGTAGCTGGAAATTTTATTCCTGTAGCATGAAGAAAAGCTCCACCATCTTGACTTGCATAAACATCAGTTACAGAAGAGTTACCAAGAACTACTGTATTGTCTCCTCCAACAGTAACACCACTTCCTAATGCAGTTCTATTTGTTGAGCCACCAGCACTTACATTTGAGCTATGACCAATACAAGTATTTGTTGTTCCAGTAGTGATTGAATTTCCAGCACTTGAGCCTACTCCAACATTATTACTACCACTTGCATATCTTAACGCTTCAGTTCCTACTGCGACTGAATTACTAGGATTGACACCAGAAGCATTTAGAGATGCTTTACCTATTGCAATATTATTGCTTCCATCTGTTAAGTTCATCAAACTTTCTGTTCCAATAGAAATATTGCCAGAGCCAGAAGTAATATCTTCCATACTTTCTTTACCAATAGCAACATTTTCTGAGCCAGTTCTGATGTTTTTCATAGCCTCAAACCCAATACCTACATTTGAGCTATGGCTATTCCCACTAGCACCTAATCCAGCTTGGTAGCCTACAAATGTATTATTACTTCCTGTTTGATTATAATTATCACTCGTATATCCTACTGCTGTATTACCAGCACCCGAAGTCAATCCTTTAAGTGACTGATAGCCTACAGCAACTGTTCCATCTGCTCCTGTATTGTTTATCGCAGTTCCAGCTTGATGACCAATAAGAACTGTATCTGAAGTTCCTGTCATTGCAAAGCCTGTATCATTACCAATTAATACATTATCATCTCCTGTAGTAACGCTAAATCCACTATATGAACCAATAGCTTGATTTCTTGATGCAGTTGTTAAACCTTGTAGTGTTTCAGCACCTATAGCAGTATTATTGTCTCCTCCATCTATAGAGCCACTTCCTGAAGCATGACCTATGAAGGTGTTATTTACAGCACCACTATTTACATTTCCAGCACTATATCCAAATATAGTATTTCCACTTGTGCTATCTCTTCCTCCTGTACCACCACTATCATTATTACTTAGTGAGATTCTGGAGTTGTCATCAAGTTTAAGTCTTGTAGCACTACCAGTTACAAGCCTTATATCTTCTCCTCTAATCCCCATTGGTTTTAAAGCAACTCCAGAGGCATTAGTAACTTGTAATGCAAAGACACCAGAACCAATTTCTCCTATATTATCAGTAAATGAACCTCTTGCATCTGTGCTGATATTTACATCTAAAGTGCCTGTAGGCACTATACCTATTCCAACCTTCCCACTATTAGAAATTGCTATACCATCTGTGTTACTAAGGCTATTACTTGCATTAATTCTATAAGTCTCATCTGTATCTCTATAGCCTTGAATAAATTGAATAGTTCCAGCTTCATCTTGATACTCAATAAAACCCCATCCACCACTACCTTCTACTGATAGTCTTATTCCAGTATTAGTATCAGAAAGATTTAATCCTGTTCCGTAAGATAATGCTGGAGTTGTAATCCCAATACCAAAGCTACCACCTTCAAAATATCCATTAGTTCCAGATGGAAATACTATTCTGTTTGTTCCACCAGATGAGGAACCTACCCATGCAAAGTTATTGCCTTTATCTGCCACTAATTGTGCATTGACACCAGTATCATTAGAATTGACAATAATTCTTGATGGTGCAGTACTATGAGTATTTCTAAAAATATAATCTTGAGTAGTTGGATTGCTACTCTCTATTTGAAATTTTGCATTCGCATCATTGGAGTCAGTTCCAATAGATACATCGTTATCAAAAATAACCCCTCCATTCATTACCCTTAAAGAAGGATTATCTTTATTGGAGCCATTTCCTATTTGAACAACACTTGTCCAAGTGCTTACTCGTTGACTTTGAAAAGTAGTTAGTATTCCAGCATTACCACTATCAGCTTGTAATGTTCTAAAGCCATATTGCGATGTAAAAGATGGATGATTTATTTGTAATGCATTTGTTGAACCTTTGATATTAAGAGTACCAGTTGTCCTTCCTAACTCCATTAATCTTGAAGTTGTTCCGTAAGAATACCAATAAAAATTATTCCCTGACTCTAGACCAACATTGAAGAGTGGTGTCCCACCATCACTTTGATATTGAGTTACAGCCCATCCAGAAGCACTTTGTTTTGTAGTAAAATATTGACCAGTAGAAGAATTTGCAATGTTTGATATATTGTCAGCAAAAACAGCATTCCCACTTTGTGTTATTGTCATTGCAGTATCAGATGCACTTGCAATTAAAAGACTATCAGTAGAGTTGCTATTGTAAATACTCCATTTAACAGTATTAGCTTCCATAAGTCTAAGATAAGCATCATTCCCTGTATGACCATCAATATCTACAAATGCACTACCACCATCAGAATCAACTAAAATTTGAGCATTGCCACTTGCATCTTTCACATGAAGGTCAACTGAGGGACTTGGAGTACCAATACCTACTTTGCCTGTCTCATCCATCAACATTACAACTTTTGATTGGTCTATATTTTTAAATTGTAGCGTAGATGTTGCACCACTATTAGCATTAAATATCTGCCACTCATCTCCATTCGTTTGTGTTGTATCCAGAGATAAATAAACATTATTATCAGATACTACCTTTAAGTTTGCTCCACTTGCATTTATTTCAAGAGCTTCTGAAGGACTTGTTGCTCCACTACCAATACCTACATTACCACCTTGTGTGATTCTAACTTTTTCAACACCAGCAGTTGTAAAAGTCATAGTGTCTGCACCATTCTCTTTTATATAGGTATTGCTTCCACCATCTAAAAATAGATTAGCACCACTTGCTATATAAACGTTTGTATTAAAAGATACAGCACCTACAAACCTACCAGTTCCATTTACATCTAGCTTATATGATGGGCTTGTATCACCAATCCCAACGTCTCCTCCACCTAATACAGTTATTCTTTCAATATTATTTGTTGCAATATTTACATGAGCATTTTCAACATTCCATACATTTAAATGGTTTGATGAACCACCTGTATATCCCAAATATCCTTTTACTGCACTTGTATCGTGAAACGACATATAGGTATTACCATCAGCATTGGTATCATTTTCTATTCTTAGTATTTCACCAGCACCTTTCACATGAAGTTTTGTTGCTGGAGAACTAGTACCAATACCAACAAAAGCACCACCACTCATTCCTCTTATTCTTAACCCATTTGTTAAAGTACTATTGTACATAACATTTAGGTCTAATATACCATCTTCAAGGTCGTTAGTTACATCTGTAGATTCTGCTATAATTCTAGCATACTGTGTTCTCCTTCCAGCTGAATCATTAGCTTCAAAATCTATCTGTCCTATATAATCACCATCTGCTGGTGATGTAGAATTATTATAAAAGTTTAACTGAGGTGCTAAATTATTAGCATTTGTATTTTCCAATAAAATAACAGGCGTAGCAGATGCTTCGCTTGATGAAATGTGTAAAGCTTCTGAAGGACTTGTAGTCCCAATACCTACATTGCCTGTTGCTCCATCTATTTTTAACTTTACTTCTTCCCCAGTTCCAAGATTATCTGTAGTTGTGGCAAAGTTTAAACTTTTCGCATGGTCAAAATAGTGTTTAATATCTCCATTAGCAGAATAAATTGTATAGTATTGAGTAGCTGTATTGCTACTCGTAGTATCTCTTAGTAATAATGCTGGGGAACCACCTTCAATAGTTAAGTTGGGAGCAAATCCAGTTGTCATACTTGTTGCACCAATACCAACATTGCCAGTAGCATCAATAACCATTCTCTGTGTGCCAGTAGCAGTTGTTGAATTTGATGCTGTATGAAATTTAATTTCTTCAGTAGCATTGTGTTGAGAATTACCACCACCAATATCAACTCTATTTGTAGATGAATTACTAAAGCCTTGCATCAACATAAAGCCTTCAGTTTCTGTGTCTGAGGCATACTGACTATGTGTTATAACTCCATTTTTATCTGTATTATTTGCTGTAGTATTAGTAACATGAAAAGTACTGGCATCTACTTTCCTTGCGAATAAATCTCCTTTACTACCATATCCTTGATTATAAATAGTAATCTTACCATCTGTATTGTCAGCTCTTAAGCTTGATACATAAGTAGCTTTTCTTAGATAATTACTATAGGCATCCATCTCAAAGCATATATTACTACCCACTCCTAACCTTAAGGTTGTTGCACTATCTGTTGCTCTAATTGTTGGTTCAACACCAGCATGTACATAGAGCTCTAAATTTTTATTATCATATCTTTGCTCAATTCTTAATCTTGAATTATGATGAGAATCCATCATAAGGTTAGTATCCCAAGTACCATCGTTGTTCGATGATGCATCCCCTACATATAAAAATGCTGTAGTGTTTGATACATTTAAAGCACCACTAATATTGGTAGTACCACCAATAGCAGTTGTCGTAGCATTAATTGTTACATTTCTACCACTAGCACCAATGTATGTATGGTCAGTTGAAGCTGTTCCTAAATGTAAATTAGCTTGTGGATTAATATATAATGAATCAGAACCACCAACTGTTTCTATTGTTTGGTTTCCATCAAACTGCATTGTTGAAGCTACTTTTGTAACTCCAAGCAGACTAATTACACCAGCACTTGTAATAGAGATTCTATATGTACTATTTGTTTTAATATGAAAATTCTGACCATCCGTAGTGCCTATACTGTCTCCACCACCAGATACATCAAATATTGCACTTCTAAGATTTGTTAATGCTGTGCCTGTTGGAGCTGATGTCAGATATCCAGCATCATTAGTTAATTCAGATACATTATCTGATGATATTATTAACTTTTTATACGTTGCCATCTTTAGCTTGTTCCTTTTCAAACGCCTTTGTCAGTTTTTCTAGAACCTGTCCAAAGACAACAGCATCTGCACCTTTAATTGTGGCACCATTCAATGCTTGTATAATTATATGTAAATTTTGTAAATCCAATTCAACTTTCAAGATTCCTCCTATGTAGTTCACCTAGCTTCTGTATTACTAGATATGCTTGTTCAATTTCATGCCCCTCAAAAGTTGACCTACTCAATAATTTTAATATGAAGTCTGTGTCCCTAACCCCCAGATCAACTGGAGGTTTAGGAACACTTGTTACTTCTTTGTTTTTACTATACTTAGACAATTAAGCTGTTCTTAGGTAAATCTCAGTACCAGATGTATCGTATACTAATCCACCTACTGGTGCTTCTGTGTCACTTGCCCCAGGAGTTCCATTCTTATTTACATTGCTCATTAAAGCAGTAGATGTAGAAGGAAAATTAGAACTTGAATCATCAGAACCAGTTGCCCATGCACCTAAAGATTCATCCCAGAATAGATGCTTATACTGGTCTCCAGTAGCATCTGCCCTATTGGCTACAATACCAGTATCAACTGCTGTTGAACCTGACAAATCAGAGTTTAATAACATCTTGTTATCAGCAATCTCTAATGTTTCTGTAGCTGTGCTAAAGGTTGTACCATCAACTACCAAGTTTCCAGCAATCGCTAGGTTTCCAGATATGTTTGTGATAGCCTGTGTTGCATCTACAGATAACACACCAGAACTATGGCTAATACCTGTACCAGCCACGTTTGGGTCTAGTGTAAGCGTAATGTTTTCATTTGAAGCTTGGTTAGTTGTGAAGTCTCCACCCGTAATTAAACCATCCCCAGCAGTAATAGTAATTGTTGCATTTTCTGGTACACTTGGTGTAAGCCAACCTACAGTTCCATCTCCTTCTGATTTTAAAACCTGTCCAGAAGTTCCATTGCCCAATGCACCATCATTCTTATCACGAAAAAGATTGGCAGTAATAGATGCATTTGCAATTTCGTCATTTTCTACTACATTATCAGCTAGTGTCAATGCTAATGATACATTTCCAGAACCATCAAAGCTTACTGCTGAAGCTGTAGCATTTCCCGTAATTGAAAAATCTCTTGCTGTTCGTAATATAGTAGCTGAAGCCGCCTCCTGAGCAATATGCCCTGTCGAGTCTTCAACTACAATCTGTTTATATGTTGCCATATCTATGCTCTCCTATTGTTGTTAGTTGTAGGCACTTATATAGCCATATATAAATGCCCATTAATATTCACCAAGTCTCCTGCTGTAGGATTACTAGGTGCACTACTTACGCTATTTAACCTAAAAGTACCATCGCTTTTAAGGTTAAGCATCGTAGTTGAACCTGACTTAAAGTTCAATGTATCTTGATTAGATGAGATGTTCCCATCTGTACTAAATAATGTATTCATATCTGCATTATTAATTGTACCTGTAACTGTAAGATCTCCTGCGATCTCAACTGCAGTAGTGCTTAAAAACAGAGGACTACTTACCCCATCTCCATCTAATACTCTTTTTTTTGTAGCCTCTAGTCCTGTATTAGGATTCCCATTGTCTAGTACTGTTAATAAATCTTTATAAGAACTTGCAATTTGATAATCAGCTAATCCTGCCACTATATACTCCTCATTACAATTTTAGGGGGGTTTGCTACTTTTCTTACGTTTTTAACTTGGCTTCTTATGACCACAGGAATCTTAGGTTGCCAAGGCCCATTATTAGATACACCCCAGATTATATCTGTAACTGTCCAAGAACTAGGGCCATATGAAGACATAATTCTTGACTTATTTTTGATCTCACCAGCCATTAATATTCATGTCCCATGATTCTTATCGTACTGCCATCAAAATCTTTATTTGATGATTTCTTAGCTTCTGAAACCATTTCTTCAAACTGTGCTTTAAAATATTGGGCTAAGGCTAATTGCTCTGGCTTTCTTTCGTATCCTTGTTGGATTACTTTATATGCTAATGCTTCATGAAATTCATCTGGTAATATAGGGCTTTCTAGCATACCAATACCTGTATCTGTAGCATCATTAGCTTCAAAAACTTCATCTTCTTTTGTACAAAATATGGTAACAACTTTTACTTCATCTGGGCTAGTAAAGTTTTTCCCATCAGAAGTTTCTGCCACGCCAATAGACTCTCTATCCAGCCAATACACTTTCATATTAAATCTCTCTCTTCTGGCTTACCTATTAATCTTTTAATTTCTTTACCATCGTAGTCAACAGAGTTTATTTCTATGATCTTAGAATCAAGACCATAGTATCTTTGGTTGGCTACTGTATCAAACTGAAAAGCACCTTTCAGTACTCTTGTTTTACGACAGAATTCTTTCATAGCGTTATTAAGTCTTAATCGTATCTCACCCTCTTTCATGTCAGGATGATGTACTCGTATTAGTTCGTGTAATTGCTGTTGTGTCATTTTAATCCACTTAGTCTTTGCATTTCCTGTTGATACAATCCATTGATAGTGTCCATCTGTAGCTTTACGCCTTGGGCTATTTCCATATCTTCATTATCTACTGCATCTGCCATTGATTGAGCTAAGTGCTTTACACACGCTCCTAGGACAATAGGGTATTCTGCAGTTTCAGGATATCCAGTTATATTGGAGTCTCCATGTGCTACTGTTGGATAAGAAACATACTTGAACTGAA